TAGGCATTTAATCACCAAGTAGAAATTGCCACTCGTTTCCAAGTGTCTGTTGCAACGCATACATAAATGTAATTCCCGTCATATTGAATGCTACCTGTGACCCCTGTGTCTGTTGCTGATGACGGAGGCGATGAGGTTTTAATTCGAAGATTTGTAATGACAACGCCGCCGCTTCCTTCTCCCCCTATCAGAAGATTATGATTAGTTGTATCAATTTGTTCGGATAGTATAGAACCTGCTGTAAAACCGGCGAAATTAGAATCACCGTTTCTGAATTGTATTCTAGCTCCCGAACCAGCCGCAGCCGTTGAAGTAGTTCCGTTAATTAATTGCAGAACTGTTTGGGGTGCATTTGTTACAGATGTTTTAGTAGATATATCAATAGGAGTAGCATTTAAATCTCCAATGATTATTGTTTTTGAACCTAAGAAAGAACCGGTTGAGTCACCTAATCTTACTGAACCCGCTCCATTTGGTGTTAAATCTATATCTTCACCGGCACCGTCTGCAATTTCAATTTTGCCAGAATTGGTTCCATTGTTGGTTTGTAATAATAAATTATTAGTTCCCAGGGAGGAAATTTTCCCCACATCTGTATTATCTCCTAAACTTAGACCATTGGAATTAATTGTAGCTCTAATTGAGCCACCAGTAACGAAATTCAAATTGTCTGCAGTTGAAGAATACATTCCAGTATTAGTATCACCATCAAATGAATAACTAGGTGTTGATAACGATCCAGCATCCGCTTCTAAAGGAAATGTAACTCCACCCCCTCCACCAGCAGCAGTTATTGTGACATCACCTAAACCAGATGCAGGGCTTAATGTGATATTAGTTCCAGCAACTAAAGAAGTTACAGGACTTGCATCTGCTGCGATCGTAACGTTTCCACCAGCTCCGCCGTCAGTAATTGTTATCCTACTACCTGCTGTAAGTTTTCTTTCGTTAGTTAGAGTACCATTCAATGCCATTACAACATATTCTGCATCTGTTGGAGCGCCTCCTGATCCACCTCCACCAGTCAAGAACCCGTCCCAGTCCCCACGTACAGACATGCGAGCCAGTTGAATTAGGACCACGCGCCTCATTTCATCTTCATTTTCAGGTTCGATGAATAGTTTTTCACTAACTCCCTTGAATTGAGCATAGGATAAGTTCTCCAAATCAGTCTCTTTCAATAGTTCATATATTCTTTTTGAATAATCTGGTGCGTCTGGTAGTGGCATATCTATTTCTCCTAGGTCAAAAATCCGTCCCAATCACCGCGACAACAAGTTATCGCGAATTTTATTAAGACTAATCTTCTAAGTTCATCTTCATTCAATAGCATTACATCTATTGGTTTTCCAATATTATCTATGGTAGGATTCTCACCAGAAGCAATTTCTTCAAGCGTCTTGCCCTTGATGATGGGATAAATCCTATTGCTACGTTTTTCAGCATTAGGGAGAGGCATATCATATCACTTAATTTAATTTCTTTAAAGATTTAATAACAATTTTTTCAATTGCCATATAATCTTGAGTACTCAAAACTAATCCAGAATTCTCCATCCAAAGTTTTTTTGATTTAGACAATATAGACTTCAAAGAATTTCTTTTCTGAGTTTTTGTCATCTTCATTAAATCACCTTAAGCAGAAGTTATGTATTGTGCTGTAAAGTTTAGAGCTACAGGAATTGACGCTGGCTTAAGATATGGCTGAACAATAATTGGATCACTCGCTGGAACAGCTCCACTCAGATTTCCATTTGACATCGTCACTTGACATCCCCCTGCTACGGACGTAATTAGTGCTTGATCCACTGAAGTAAATTGTGCTTGAGTAATTACAGACCCGTTAAGCGTCTCTCCAATTGTATTTGATGTCTGAAGGTCTAGTAGCTGAGTAGTTGCAGCTCCAGCAGCAGTTCCAATAAAGATTCTAGGAACTCCCTGGTTAGTTACAACAGACAAAGCAGCGTTTCGACCAGATGCGACCATAGTGAATACACGTAGTTGGTCGCCCGGTTGTAATGTTACAGCCCTATGAAGTGCTGGGTTTCCACACGCTACACCCTTAACTGCCCAAGGTACTAGAGATAGAATTAATCCCTTTCGTAAGATATAGCAGTAAGACATGTTGACTCCTGCTGTTATCAATCCTGAGACAACAGTTTGTCCCGGGGCAAAGTCTCCAATGTTTTGTGCGGTTACTGTAAATGATGTATCTGTGGTCAATGCGACCTCAGTTCCGTCGGTAATTGTTGCCTTTAATGGTATTTTAAATCCTGAGGAGCAGTTTAGAACTCCTGTTACAGCTTGCGTAGTCATCTTAAATCACCTCAAAGTTTGAAACCTGCTCCTAAAGGTTTGAAGATGTTACGATTTACATTACTTATTGGACGGCGTAAAAGGCGTTTTCCTAATCTAAAAGAAATTCCTATTCCTAATGACTGTACAGCCATTGCTTGATAGTTGTTCATGAAGTTTGATTGAACAATTCCAAACGCTTGATCCGGTGCAGATACTATATCTCCAAGAGAAATAGATCCACCACCAACTGCTACCATACTTGATGTATTGTAACCGCCGACTGAATCTGAAACCATTTTCATTCCTAAATCAGTTGCGCCAGTTACGAATCCAACTGGAGTAGTACCCATCAATCCTGATGTAAGTACATTAGCATATGCGTATGATTCTGCTACATTCAATAATGAAACCGCTCTTGGGCTTCTGCGTCTTGAGGCTTTTTTTCTGCGTGCCATATCAACTTCTGGTTGTGTAGTTGTTTATTATTCTTTTTTAGAAAATAGACCACTTTCGTCTCTTTCAATAATTTTTGGTGGAATAATAACCTGTTTTTGTTGTGCCATGTTTCCAATTAATTGAGCAAAGGCCATTTGGATTGGATTAATTGGCTCTGAATTTCCTAATCCGGGTATTTTTTCAACTACTGATTGTATCGCCAAAGCTAGTTTTTCGTCTAATTCAACTAATCCTTCATCAATTTGGTGTCCTAAATCTAACAAAAGTTTTGCCATAACCCCAAAACCCAAGATTATTACTCCTATAATATAGAGGCTCTCCATCATAACCCCATCGAGTCCCCCTCGGTCCTTAAAACCCTCCCCGAGCCCCACCCTAATCCTTTTATCTTAATCATGAGTCGGAAGGATACCTTCCACGCGATATGCAATCGCGTAAAACGATTTTAAGCAAATCAAAAGATTTGCACGGCTTTCAGCCGGTCATATTATATATCGATTAGAAGCCGCTAGGAATAATATGATGTATCGAAGACGAAACAACAAGCCCGAAATTGAAACGCACAAAATAAAAGACTTTCAAAAGTTACTGGTGAAATATGGACAGGGTGTTGGAATTGACCCCTTCGCCAGAAATTGCCAACATGCTTTTTTTACAAATGATATAAACCCCGATACTTTGGCTAAGGACCATATGGATGCTTTAGATTATTTGAATCATTTTGATGACAATATGAAATTTGATTTTATTATATTTGACCCGCCATTTAGCGACAGAATGGCTAAAGATAAATACGGCACAAGTAATTTATATTCGGCTCAGTCAAATAAGGCAACCATGTGTCAAAAACTAGCTTCGAGGATGCTTAGGCAAGGTGGATATTTTATCAAGGCAGGTTACAATTCCAACCCACCCTCAAATAATTTAGAATTAAAAGAATTATGTTTGTTAGCTTGTGGCGGGAATAGGAATGATATTATTTTCAGTGTTTGGGAAAAGACTTTTGATTTGGATGAATGGGTGGTAGAATGATTGGATTAAGAGCAAAAGAATGGGACATCATCTGTGGTTCATTATTACAAGCCAAAGATAACGAATGGGAAGCAATAGAGAAAGGATGCGAATGCAATCATGAATGCGACCCAAATGATAATTACAAAGGATGCTTTGATGAAACACAAATTGAAATCTTAGAATCATTATTTGATAAAGTAAATGTAATTAAGAAAACTATGGAACATTTCGAGAAGATAATTAACGAGGGGATTTAATGCCTCTTTGTCCTAACTGTGGGGATTGGCTTGATGGTTGTTATTGTGAGGAAGAATAATGACTAAAATACTTCAATCATTTACTTTGTACTCTCAAGCTTCAGAATTAATTCGTTCACAATCTAAGAAAGGAGAGATGTCAGATAATGTTAGCAAAGCAATCATATGGTTTTACACAGAGCCTAAGTGGGCAAGGGAATATGATGAAGATGGTTTCACTGGAAAGTTAATTCAATCATCTCATGGTGTAGTTATAGCTCCATATGAAAGAAAGAAGATGCTAGAAGTGATTGGACAGTTAAACAACCAGATAGATGAATTGAAGGCTGAGAGCAAAGCACTCAAGGATAATAGGTTTAAGTTCTGGAAAAAATTGCCTTAATAGGGGGTCTTAACTCAATAATTGTCTTAATAATCCAACTAAGCCAGCTCCACCTGGACCAAGTGGAGCTCCAACTAATTGGTTTTGAAGATATTCAGGAGTTTCTTTGAATGCTGAATATTGTGTTTGAAAATCTTGAACTAATTCCGCACCTGTTTCTAAAGTTGGAGGGACAACATAAGGAAAAGCCAAATATCCGGCAATTGCACTTAGGATTAAGGCCATTGCTGAAACATCTGATAGTAATGCTACCGTGGGAGTTGCTACACGGTTAAATTGGTACGCCATTAATGCGCCTTCAATTAAATCTCGTTCCGATCTACCA